GCGCGTATTACGCAGATTCAAGTTCTGACTACTACTGGCTCGCCCCGCCTCACTGTTGAGAATGGTGATGGTGGGCAAACGGTATTAGATCTGGACTTTAGTGCGAGTTCTACGCATTCGGTCAACATCCCTGACGACGGCATCCGATGTCCTGACGACGTTTTTATCGCTACTTTTACTGCTTGTACAGCAGCGACTGTCTTTTACCGGTAACGCAGATGCGTGCCTATTATAAAGCAGGCGGTCAAGTAGATAAAAAAAGCATGGCCTGTAACAAGCCGCGCCGAACTCCTAGTCACCCTAAAAAATCACATGTCGTGAAGGCGTGTGAGGGCGGCAAAGAAAAGATTATTCGGTTTGGTGAGCAGGGTGCTAGTACCGCAGGTAAACCTAAATCAGGTGAATCTGCGCGTATGAAGGCTAAACGTAAATCCTTTAAGTCCAGACACGCTAAGAATATTGCCAAAGGTAAGAGTTCCGCTGCATACTGGGCTGATAAGGCGAAATGGTAATGCCTAGCAAAAGCAAGAAACAACAAGATTTTATGGCTGCAGTAGCCAATAACCCTAAATTTGCTGCAGAAACTGGGGTACCCCAGTCAGTAGGCAAAGACTATGAAGAGGCTGATAATATGAAAAAGCAAGGCTATAACGCTCGTCTAGATGATTCTATGGGCGCTAAGAACGGCAAGAAAAAACAATCCATGAAGTCTCGTCGTGACGAGAGCGAAGGTATGGAGAAGTCAATGGGCAAGCGTAAGTTTGCTGGCGACAAGGCCATGAAGTTCCAACGCGGTGGCCCTATGCCTGCTGGTATGGCTAACCCACGCGCTGGTGTTAGCGGTGGTGCAATGCCGCAACCAGCGCCAGAACCTATAATGGCTGAAACAGGGAGTATGCCTCGACGACGCATCAACGACCCTACCCCTGCACAACAGCGGCAAGCAATGCGACAAGCCCGAAGTTCCGCTCGTAGAGGCGGTGGTGGCAGAAAAGCTGGTGGTCAGATTGGAGCGTACAAGGCTGGCGGTAAAGTCCGTGGCGCTGGTTGCGCTACCAAAGGCACCCGTGCTGCTAAAATGGTAACGATGAAAGGTAGCTAATGCGCTGTTACTATAAAAAAGGCGGTTCGGTTAAAGACGCGTGCTATAGCAAGGTTAAGTCTCGCTATAAGGTCTTCCCTTCCGCCTATGCTTCAGGTGCTATTGCGAAGTGTCGCAAGAAAGGCGCTAAGAACTGGGGTAACAAGAGTGGCAGTTAGAAAGACCGAGAAAGGCGCATCGTTGAAGCGTTGGTTTAAAGAAGACTGGAAAGATGTACGTACAGGTAAAGCCTGTGGTAGGAAGAAGGGTGAAAAGCGCGATACGCCGTATTGTAGACCTACAAAGCGGGTATCCACCAAGACACCTAAAACGTCTTCCGAGATGACTAAAGCAGAGAAGACGAGTAGGGTTGCTCAGAAGAAGAAACTTGGGCAACCAGCAGGTAAACCAAAACGTGTAGCACCGTTACGTAGGAAGAAACAAAGTGGCTAAAGGCGTAAAACATTATTACCAAGATGGTCGTGAGCACAAAGGGGGTATGCACAAGCACCCTGATGGCAAACTTATGACTGGTAAAACGATGTCTAGCGCCTCTAAGAAGTTATATCACTACGGCCAGCTTTCCGTAAAAGCCAAACAAAAAGCTAAGAGCGGGTGGGGATAATGGCTACATCAGGAAGCACAGCATTCAATATGCCCTTCACAGACATCGCTGAAGAGGCGTGGGAGCGCGCAGGGCGTGAGTTACGGTCAGGGTATGATCTTCAGACTGCCCGTCGTTCTATGAATCTGATGACGATTGAGTGGCAGAATCGTGGCATTAACATGTGGACGATTGAGCAGGGTGTTCTTGATTTAGTGCAAGGACAAGCAACCTACGCGCTCCCTGATGACACCATTGACCTTCTAGAGCAGAGCGTTCGTACGGGCGCACACAACTCGGTCACGCAGTCGGATCTAAACCTTAACCGGATTAGCATCAGTACTTACGCGTCTATCCCTAACAAAATTACACAATCACGGCCTATACAGATCGTTATCCATAGAGATAGTGGGCAGACATACCCAACCGGTATTACGTTAGGGGCTACCGCAACAAACACTGCTACGACAATTACGCTTAGTGGTGTAGCGGGATTACCCCCTGCAGGGTTCGTTAAGATCGAAAACGAGATTATTAACTACGGGTATATTGAGGGTAACGTGTTACAGAACTGCTTCAGGGGCCAACAGGGTACTACAGCAGCGACTCACACGGTTGGTGGTACCGCTATACCCGTTTACTGGGAACAAGTCCCTGCGGTCACCGTATGGCCTGTACCGGACAATGTTGAGAGCTACCAGATTGTTTACTGGCGTATGCGACGTGTGCAAGATGCTGGTAGTGGTATTGAGACAGCCGACATGAACTTTCGGTTCTTCCCATGTTTAGTAGCAGGTCTGGCATACCATATTGCCATGAAAGTACCTGAGTTCATGGATAGAGTACCGATGTTAAAAGCGGCATACGAAGAACAGTTTGAGCTTGCTGCAGGAGAAGATAGGGAAAAAGCCCCCGTGCGGTTTGTACCTCGTGCAGGTAGGTTCTAAATGGGTAACCAATTCGCTTCAGACAAAAGAGCCATCGCCATGTGCGATGTGTGCGGCTTTCAATTTAAACTGAAGACGTTAAAAGATTTAGTAGTTAAGGGCAGGAACACGAACATAAAAGCGTGTCAAGAGTGCTGGAATCCAGACCAGCCGCAACTTAAACTAGGGGAGTTTCCGGTAAACGACCCACAAGCAATTAGAGATCCAAGGCCCGATAGAAGTCTTGGCGTATCAGGAGAGTATAGTAGTAGAGATATACAGTGGGGTTGGAACCCAGTAGGCGGTGGTAATGATCCGTTTGGGCTAACTCCTAACAACTTAATATCTACTGGGTCAGTAGGAACAGTTACAGTAACGACTACATAGGAGTAGTACGATGTATAACCCTAAAAATGTTTTTGGGATGGAAGAAGTCAAAGTCCAGAAGAACAAAGGCGTCCAGTCTTATGGTGCCAAGCCAAGCATGAAAGGCGTTAAGACTTCCGGTACTATGATGCGCGGGTATGGCGCAGCGACTAAAGGCCGTATGTGCCGAGGGCCAATGGGCTAAATCATGGACTACACGCAGCTCAAAGTAGATATTCAGGATATTTGTGAGACGACTTTCACAGATGCCCAGCTTGCTATGTTTACCGAACAGGCCGAGCAGAAGATCTATAATACGGTTCAGATCCCTGCGTTACGTAAAAACGTTACTGGGTCATTGACAGCTAGTAACACGTACCTAGATATTCCTTCGGACTTCTTATGGTCGTACTCTTTAGCGGTTATTGACGGAGACGGTAACTATTCGTTCTTGATTAACAAAGACGTTAACTTCATCCGTGAAGCATACCCCAAGGCTACTTCTACAGGGCTACCGGCACATTATGCGTACTTCAATGATGACGCGTTTATTGTTGGCCCGACGCCAGACAGTAACTATGCAGTAGAGTTACATTACGGGTACTACCCTGAATCCATTGTGACGGCTGGTACGACGTGGCTTGGGAATGAATTTGATTCGGCTTTGCTGAATGGTGCGTTGATTGAGGCTATCCGGTTCTTGAAAGGTGAGCCTGATATGGTAGCCCTATACGAACGGTTATATGTACAGGCTATAGGGTTACTCAAGAATTTGGGTGACGGTAAATTACGCGAAGATGCTTTCCGTTCAGGTCAGTATAAAGTTGCGGTAACTTAAGGAGTTTAACATGGCAATTACACAGGCAATGTGTACTTCGTTCAAGCAAGCATTACTTGACGGAGAAATGGATTTTAGTAGTAACACAGCGCAGTCTTATAAGATCGCGTTATATACGTCTAGCGCGATCTTAGATGCCGCTACCGCTGCGTATACTACGAGTAATGAAGTCACGGGCGCAGGATACACTGCGGGGGGTAACACGCTGTCTATCTCTACCAACCCTACTACTGGGGGTACTACGGCGTTTCTTAGCTTTGCTACGACTACGTGGACTACGGCGACAATTACAGCGCGTGGAGCTTTGATCTACCAAGCTGGTGGGTCTACTCCAGCAGTTGCCGTGCTTGATTTTGGTAGTGATAAAGGGTCTTCAGCAGGTGATTTCCAGATTACTTTCCCAACAGCGGATGCTACTAACGCCATTATCAGGATTGTTTAGGTACTAAGGGATGCCATCTTCGACGACATACGAAGGCTGGGGACGCGCCAGTTGGGGACAAGGTTCTTGGGGAACCCCCCTTATTATTGTCAACGTCGATGGCCTTCAAGCGACTGGGGCTGTAGGTAACTTAGGCGTATCTGCTACTGTCGCGGTAACAGGAGTTGGAGCTACAGGCGCTATTGGCGCGGTGTCTATAAGTGGTGCGGTTCAGGCATCAGGCTTAGAAGCGACCGGTACTGTAGGCAACCTAGGTGTATCTGCTGCTGTTGCGGTAACAGGAGTTCAAGCTACAGGTGCTCTTGGTGTAGTAGCTATAAGCGGTGCAGTTCAAGCATCAGGCTTAGAAGCCACAGGTGCCCTTGGTACTGTATCCACAAGTGGTAGCGTACAAGTAACGGGGGTTGCAGCTACAGGTGAAGTAGGCAATATAGGTATATCCGCCGCTGTTGCAGTAACAGGAGTTCAAGCCACAGGCGCTATTGGTGATGTAGTCGCAAGTATAGGGGTAGGTGGAGTACAAGCTACAGGTGCTATTGGCGATGTAATTGTAGGGCTTGGGGTAAACATATTTGTTACAGGTGTAGCGGCTACCGGCGAAATAGGAACTGTCCATATATGGAGCCAAATAGTCCCCGGTCAAAACCCAAACTGGCAAGATATTAGTGATGCACAAAACCCAAATTGGGTTAATATAAATACAACTCAGAATCCAAACTGGCAAGACATAGCCGCATGAGGTTACGAATATGACAACTCAATACACTACGATCCTTAAGTTAGCTCTTCCTGTCCAAGGGGAATTGAGCGGTACTTGGGGCGATGTTGTAAACGACAATATCACGCAGATGGTAGAACAGGCCGTTGCAGGTAAGGCCGTAGTCAATACGTGGACAGGTAACTCCCATACGCTAACCACCGCCGATGGTACGACTTCTGAGTCTCGTTGC